AGTGTGATGGTTTTCCCATAAAGATAGGCGATCTTCAGAGTCTTCAGATAGTCCTCGTAATCATCGTGCTTAGCTGGGAAAGTTTCTACTAAACAACAAAGTTCTGCGTCTTCGAGTTGCTGTTCCACACAAGGATTAAAGCCCGCAACATTTACATCATCATATTTCAGACCATCTTTGAAGCGGCCGTGTGTTCGCGCATTGTCTAACCAAATGTAACCGGGCTCACCGTTCTTCTGTGATTGTTCGGCATGCCAAGTGTAGTCCATACCCACCTCCGCGTTGAAGGAGTTGTTTGACCCCCAGCGGTGGTGATATAGTTTCTCTTGATCGTTCTTCATCTGAAGATATTCTTTGTCTTGATATTGCCCCATGGCCAATGCTGCAGAGCGTCGGACATTGCCGGCTACTACACAGCGGCCGATCAGATTCTCTGTATCTACAATGTCAACCGAACTGATGGGTTCACCAATCTTAGCAGAAAAGAGTTCTGTGAGATTATCATGTAATTCTTTAAGAGGGCCATGGCCGCTAGATGTTCCGCCAAATCCCCTAATCAGGGCGCCCTCGGGCCGGATGGCAGAGTAATCAAACTTGGGCACTTTGTCGCCAAAGAAAAAGCCGTCAAGAAGCATGTGAACCGAGTTGACCCAGCCTTCGCGCGAGTCATCAATAATGTGCGTATCGTTGGTATATTCGGGCTCTCGAATAGTCAGGGTGCCGGCGCCTTCGGTGTCGAAACCCACACCGATACCGAGCATGAGGGCATCCATCATCCATGCAAACAGATAGCCACCCTTCTTGGAAACATCGCGAGTAGAACGAAATGCACAGTTGAAGAGGCCTGCGGCAGTGCGCTCCTCGATAAACTTGGTGCCCATCATCCATAGGCCACGGCCAGGTGGGGTCCACTTTAGATTAAAGAGCCGGTCAAAAGCATCTTTCGCTGTAGCTTGTGCTTTGGCATCTATCCACTCTAGACCCAGCATAAAGACGTGTTGCTTTTGCATGTTAAACATACCTTCGATAACACGACGGCATGTTTGCCACCACTCTTCGGTGCCGGTTGCATTGGGGTCAAACTCGCTCAAACGGCGAGCATAGGTGCGCTTAAACGTAACATACCCGACTGGTCCCCATGGGACCGCGGCCTCCTTATACGGCTCAATAAATGTATCTGATAGTCGAAAGCGACGGATATTTTCTAGTGTTCTCATTTTAGCGTTTTCCTTTTAATTTGCTGTACTTATCTTTCAATAGTTGCTTTTGCAGTCGGGGTCCAAGTGGCGGAGGTCCAGTCATTACAGTGTTGCCATTCACAGAACTGGTTGTCTGCGGTGGCATAATTTTAATTGAAACGTTTGAAGTGTCCATAAAGATATTATACACCATTCCATCGGGTCCGTTTCTATTTTTTGCAATAAACATCTTGCCAAGATTATTTTGCTTGTCTTCGATAGTGCGAGAAATAGAGAAGATAAAATCCGCCACAAAGCATTTATTAAATGCCTCGGATATTTGTTCCATTGTGATTACTTCTGCATTCAACCCCGATCTATTAGTTTGGGAGGCCGTCCATACGGGACATTGATATTCGGTTGAAATAGCCCTCAACTCTTCATAAATAGATTCCAATTCACTTCTTTTCTCTTTTCTTACCACAGTTGGCTTCAGTAGGTCAGCATAATCTACAATAATCATTCCCGGCTTTATACCTCGCTTTATAAGCTTAGCAAGGTGGGCCTTAATAGTTGCGGTAGAAGCCGATTTTGTCGGATATTCCTTGACAATCAGTGTACCGTCCAAATCTTTGATTTCATCGTAAACTTCTTCTTTAAAGTTTATAATATCTGAAAGGGGGTATCCTGTAATACAGCTATCATAACGAGTTGCAATGATAGTATCTTGAAGCTCCATTGTATAGTGGACCACTGTTTTACCCTCTTTGATCGCTTGAGAGCCTAGATGTACGAGCACCATACTCTTTCCTGCACCAGTGGGAGCGACTACCACGCCAAGCTCACTCTTGCCTAGGCCTCCCCCGCAAAGCTGGTCAATCTCCTGCCAGCCTGTCGTACAGGGAATTCGGTGACGAGGAATAAAGCGCGCTTCGAAATCTGCCATATAATCATAGCCAAAATTATTCTCAGAGCCTAACTTTAGTGCATCGTTAATGACGGTCGAGATCTCATCAAAAGAGCAATTCTGCAGAAGCCCTACCGACTTCAGCATCGCTTCCTTTAGGTTCTGTTTGCGACAAAAATCAAGAGAGGTCTCTTTGATAAATTCTATATCAGTCATCTCGCGATTATGAATACGCAAGAAATACTCTCGAACCTGACGCTGAATAACTTCGTCCTCGTTGTCAAGATCTGTCTTTAAAATAGTAGCAATCGCCTCCACAGAGGGATGACGGTTATATTTTTCACGGTAGTCTGTAATCTTCTGTAAAAAGATTTTAAGATAGTCCAGTTCTAGGAAGTCTCCGTTTAGTACCTCCGTGATTTGATCGGCGAACGGCCGATCTTCATAAATCAACTGAACAAGCCCTTCTTGGAAGGATTTTCCGTACCTCCCAAAGCTTGTTTCCTGTGCTGTCATTAATGCCCTCTCTTTATATAATAAGTATAGCTGATCTGTGTCAAATGTCAAGTCAAAACATTTAAGTTTTGGGTATTGACGGCGCTAGTTTTCATTTACAATTCGGTTTAAGTTTGTTCTCAACTCTTCCCAATTCAATTCACCAAAGCCGTCTGCGCGCATCATCCCTATAATCTCCGTGCGGTTAAGGCCGAACTCAAAGTTCTCGACTCCTTCTTTAACAATGTTTTTCGACTGAATTGACATTTGAGGAGAATACAACTGCATCATCTTATAGTTGTGTTCTACGAGTTCCCTATTCTCTGTCACGTTACTATAAAATTTTAGTTTGCTCTCTTCCATCTTAGTTTCACAGTGATTCATTACATTATCAATTGTGTGTGTTTCACTCTCCGCCAAGAAGCCAATACGCTTGGCGACAGTCGCAAATCCAGCGCCCTTGACACCGGGAAGGTTGTCAGAGGCATCGCCGATAATAGCTCTTGCTAGCGCCATGTTAGTCGGATGAACCCCTGTTTGCTCCACGATGCGGCTGGCATTTAGGATCTCGTCCTTGGTTGGGCGCCACAGGACGGTTTCATCATCACATAACTGCATAAAGTCTCTATCATTAGAGACGATGATTTTTTGCCAGCCCTTATAGTGCGGCATCTGTGTTGCATAAGATATGACATCATCTGCTTCGATCTCTGGAAGCATAAACTGGATAATGGGCATCTCGTTCAAGTATTCGATGATTCGAGATTGTTGCCAGATTTTGTTCTGTAACTCTTCGTCATCCGTAAGGTTGTGGAAGGCGCGATTCAAACGAATAGGTTTGCGGCCGGCCTTGTAGTTCTTGTCCATAATCTTGCGTTTGGCAGAGCCGTTGGGGCCGTCCCAGACAATCATAACTTGGTCTGGCTTTGTCATCCTCACAAGCTTCTGAAGAATCTTAATAAAACCCTTCAAACCTCCAATCGGTTGCCCGTTGGACGAAAGCGAGGGATCTACAATATAGGCCCTCAAATACGCATTTAGCGCGTCAATAATTAATAGTCGTTTCATAGTTTATAGCTCCCTGCTGTTTTGTTATCAATAGTATAGATGACACGTCTTACCCCCACATGCCGAAGGGCGGACTCGCACATTGGACAAGGTTTCGACATTTTAAAGTCCCCTTTCTTGCCAATACGAGCCACGTACACATCTGCGCCGTCCGTCTTGCGACGGTCGATTCCCAAGATGCTCCCAAGTTCTGCATGAACTGTGGAATGTCCTGGCTGAATATCACATTTACGAAAACGACGACCAAAAGAACAGAAGTTGCTCTTATTCTCCGATACGTTGATTACGGATGTTCCTCTTACCAAGACTGCTCCATGTCGGGGACCATCAAAAGTAGATTGTTGAGCAACACGACGAGCTAACTCCATATGGCGCTTAACGCGCCCTTTATAGGTGTGATGTTTGTCAGCCGATGTTGAGTGTCTGTACTCTGCGCCCAATAAAGACAAGAATGCCTCCCCTATTTATAGTATACTAAATCTGGGAGGCAATGTCAAGTACTTTTTTAACGTCTGCGATGCTGCCGGGGTGGTGGCCGGTTTGGGCGCCCTGATCGGTAATGAATATATCGATGAGGATTGCGTTGAATCAAGTGGGGGCGAACATGGCGAATAGCCCAATGGCCCCTCACCCAATGTCCGCGTTGCCAATGGCCGTTTACCCATACCCACGCTTTAACTTGAACATGGGCATGCGCCGATGGTTGTGGAGTTGGTGGATGGGCATGTGCAGCACATCCGCTCATCAAAGCAAAAAAGATTGCAGTTGTTAGTAGTTTCATTTTATTTAATCCTTTACTGGAACTGTTAGGTCTTCAGGGTCGGCATAGAATGTGTCCGCTGTTCCTTCACGTCGATCAAACTTTTGCACGATCTCCTCTTCCATTAGACGCACCACATTAGATTTAAATTCATTATCAGATGTAATTATTTCAGTCCACTTGGATGGTTGAAACTTTTTCGTATACCCATCGGGCATCGTGAGCGTGTACCAGGCGCCGGCGCTAGTCAAACATGGGGAGCCTTTAATGGCGTCAAACCATGACTCTTCGTCCCTAATTCCGATATCGTCAGTTCCCCACATAATACGGAACGCGCAAGAGCGACCTTGTGTCCCAAAGCGTGACTTTTCAAGACGGATTTTGACCTCTGAACCAATTCGAAAACCCTTATCGTCGGTAACGAAAGCCGCCTTAGCCTTTCTACCTGTGAGCCAGATGCGCAACGAATATGCATAGTGCATAGCCTTGCCACCAGGGGTAATATACGGAGTCACCATTGCAATCTGCCGGGCCATCGGACCTTGAGGGATGTTGGTCTTTAACTGGTTAAGAACCAAGAAAGTTGCCCTCTTATCAGCAATCGGAATAACCAGCTTGGACATACCCTTAGCGAGAATGCGTGCTTTTACTGCCATTGAAGACTGTGGGTTGAAGTCACCCTCTACGTCTGATACGGCGGGGGTGAATGCCAGCGAGTCCCAGATAAAAAGTACCTGCTCCTCTGTGGCTCCTAGGATTTCCTCAATAGTCTCCAGCACAAACTCAACCGAGGATGCCTGGACATACATGAGGCGATCTAAATCGCACCCAGCGCGCTCAATGAAGGTCGGGTCGATAGCTGATTCCGAATCGAAATATACCACCATCATACCCATCTTTTGAGCATTTGCTGCGATCTGGACTGCCATATAAGACTTTCCAGTTGATTCTAAACCGGCGATCTCTGTAAGCTTGCCAACCGGAATGCCCGATAGCTGACCCTTACAAATAATAGAGTCAAGCCAACGAGACCCTGTGGGAATCCATTGCTTAACTTCAGTGGGATTATCGCCTGATAAATTGTGGGCGACGGTAACTCCCGCTTTCTTGTTAACAAGACTCATCAAGTCTTGCATTGAAACCTTTCCAGGCTTAGTTTTAGCTTTTCTTGCCATTGTGCCTCCTATGTAAAAATGTGGCAGACTATTTTAACCCGGCCTGCCATCGGCTTTGTGTATCAATCAATGAGATTATTAATCAACTTAAGGCTTAGTTGACCCTGCTTGTATTTTGCAGTTACTCCATTGATAAGTTGAGCACGACGATAATCAGAGATTAAACCACGAGCAATGCTTTCGGCATGCCTGTGGTGGACTCTCCCGCCACGGGACTTGTAGTCTGAAGCAACACTGTGTTGCGAATACATGCTTAAAAGATTCGCAAACCAGTTCTCAAAGTCTTTTGAGATTTTAGACTTTTGTTGGTCGCCCAAAATTGGATAAAGACTATACAACAGTGCAACTGCTTCCATCAATTCTCCTTGAAGTTTCGTGTCGTTAGGCCACGTCTTTTTCAGAATATCAATGGACATTTTTGCTTCATTGTTGCCGCGTTTTAATGCGCGTCGAAACGCACCAACGCTTACATGGGGGCCATTGACAAAACCCACAATACCACCTTTATCTGATGAACCGTAAACACTGACACCGCAGCGAATTAGCTCCAGATTTAACTGGGTAGCCACCTCAATCTTGGCCTTAACTTGATGAACAAACACCTCTTCTTTAGTGGCATTTTTGCGCTTCTCCCAGTTGACTTCATAGAAAAGTCTATGATAATCTTTCATGTTTTCAACTTCAATCAGATATGCTGGAATAGTTTCCGCATCTGGAAAAGTTAAGCGGTACATGTGGCGTCGATGATCACCGTCTAAAAGCAGTTTTTCTTTGTTTGGAAAAACCGCGACAATAATCGGACTATACAGAGTCCACTTCCAGCCATCTTTGAGATTTTTTTTAACTCGGCGGCTGTCAGTGTCACGATTGATATCGCCCTGAATGTTCACTGAAACATCGGCATGTGTTCCTGGTCGACCATGCACGACGATATCATCTGTTTGTGGTAATTTGGCATTACCCGTTATTGTAGTTGACATAATTTCTCCTTTTTATTATATCAGATGTAGTTTTGCAGCCATCGGACTTATGCGAGGTACTACTAACCTAAAATTTAAAATGTGGCAGACTATTTTAACCCGGTCTGCCATCGGTGGTCCACGAGCCTAATTATTCTAGGACATCAATTCCTCAAACGCCTTGTCAACATCGTTCGTCGGCTGAGCGGAGTATTTTGTAGTCTCTTTGGAACGACTCTCGGCAGAACCATCGCCGGAGAGTTGTTCATCTAGAATAGCGCCTACTTGATCGCTTGTCAGACGTTCGAATAGGGTTTCGAACTCCGGGACACGATCCAAGAGGGCAGGGATGGATTCCGTGTCAGCGAGCAGGGGGGATGTGTTTCGACGCATCTTTAGACTCGTTTGTGGATAAGCACCAGACTTATTGGGTTTGGTGTAGGTAAGGGTGATGTCGGTTCCTTCGGTGGAATCGGTGATATCACCATATTCTGGGTCAAGGATATAGCCCAAAAGAAGCTCGTAAGCCTTCTTTCCATATCCATAGACTTTGACGCCTTCGTCTTCACGACCGCGAACTACCACGGGCGAAAAATAACGCTGACGCACGAAGAGAGACTTTGCAAGATTCTTGCTGTCCTCATCGTTGTTAGAGGTTCCTTCGCGCCATAAAGCGGAAGCAAACTCGCAAATCGGGCATGCTTCGCCGTAGTTGCGCTTCGGACAAAGAACACCACCGCGATGTTCGCCCACATTATAATGGAAGGACATCTCTTTAAGAGGATCCCCATCATTAGTTGGAACGATACGAATGTCCGTATCGCCCTCATCTGGCTTAAACCAGACCGACAGGGCGTTATCCCCGTTTCCTTCTCCACGAAGGGATGCAAGCTTGCGCCGCATCAGTTCCATATCAATACTCATTTTTTCTCCTTTTTATGAATGAGTTTGTAACAAGCGTTCCTTGTTACTCTATTGTGACACACTTGACGTAGCTTGTCAAGTGTATTTTTGTACTACGTTAGTAAGGGCAACGCAGAACCCAAAATCAT